CAGGCGCAGGACGTCTGCCTTGTACTGTATGGGGCCAAGCTCGACGCCACCGATCTCGGTCGGCACATCGGTCTTCTTCACCTGCACGAGGTGGCGCATGCCGAGCCAGTTCGGATTGTTCTTCGGCTCTTCGTTGCACCACATCCAGATCTCGCCGCCATGGTGCTTGGCTGCAGCACGAACGGCGAGCATGTTGATGAAGCTAAAAGGTCTGCTGTTGGGCTGTGTCAGCCAGATGAAGTGAATCAAACGTGTCCCCCATGATCAATCGACGACCTTTAGATCTGCCGTCGATGGCGTCTTGATAGACATGCTGATCTTACGCATCATTGTAAATGTCAAATCTTTGGCGGTCTGGTCCTTGGCAACTTCTGCAAACCTTGCAAGATAGACAAATGCGATCGCCCTCTGGGCCACGACATCCTCAAAAACAGACGGATCGAAGTCATCAACAATGGCGCCGTCGTCGTCATCTTCATGGTCACTCATGTGCCGCCCCTATTGGTTGCTCCCGATGGAATGCCCTATGCCGTTCTTGCTCCAAGCGTGCTATGCGATCCTCGTATTGTGATATCACCATATTCAAAGCGATCAGCTCTTCAGCCATGCGGAACTCAGCCCACGAACCGCTGTATTTTATGCGGAATTCCCGCACCAATTCGTCAATGAGCTTCTCTTGTGGATGCATCCCTTTCACGAATATTGTTCCTCTAACTGTCTCATGCTGATGTGACGGTATTGCAATATATGGCCCTGCTGGATGCAGAGCTCATAGATGCCGTAGGACCAGCCAGTCGTGGCCGTGCCCGCGTATTTAGCGACGTACCCATCCGGCATCGATGACCCAAGGTTAAGAACCTCAATTGAGTTGTTGATCCCAATTTTGGGTACCTTACGGAATGTGGATCGGTGTGTATGGCCGAAGACGATGGAATGCGTCGCGTGGTTGGCAATCTGGTTTTCAGAGTTTTGACCGCCATAAGGCCGCCCCATGATGTTCATAGGCACATGGATGAACCCCACCCCATCAACCATCAGCCACTGGCCATAAGGGTGGATGCGCCACCGATAGCGGGCCGACATCTCTTCAAACTGGGTGTACAGGGTTCCAACAGTTTCGGGGTTTTTGTTCTCAAATCGATTGATCCGGTCTTCATGGTTCCCCGCCGTCATGTCCTGCGGGATGTCGAGGTGGCTGATCTCTTTGTAGAAGGCACTCATGGCCTCCTCACAGCTTTCTAAATCGGTCTTGAAAGAGGGCCTTAAAGAGTGCCCTAAAGAGCCCCTTTCCTCATGCATTGAGACGCTGTCCCATGAGGCAAAGTCGCCAATGTGAATGATTCGGTTTGGCTTCAGCGCGGCGGCATGCTTGCCCATCCACGCAAAGCGGTCTTTGGAGGCTGACGGGTGATCGTGGCTGTCACCAATGGCAAGGATGACAATAGGTTTATTCTGGCCGGGGATGAGGCGGGGCTTGGAGATCTGCCCTTCATTTTTGGACAGAGCAATTTTTAAGATACGGTTTTCTTCTTCGTAATGTTTTATCTTTTCAATGATGGGTGAGACCCTGAGGTTCTTGTTTCTTTTGATCGCGTACCGGACGGTGCTCTCACTGCGGCCAAGATAATACGCAACTTTGTTAATGCCGCCCATTTGCAAAATGAGGGCCTGCAGTTCAGATGGGCTTAAAATCATTTTTTTGTGACCTTTTCCACCGCCATGCACAGTTTATCACAGGCTTAATGACAGAAAAGCGTCAATTATTTCAAAGACAAATACAATCCTATGTTTGAAAAGGCGTAACCCGAATAGACAACTGCAAGAGCCGTGTTTCCTTTGCTCAGCTGTTCAGCTGCAACATAGGCATAAATCAGGCCAGTCAGGATGATGAGGTGACCGCTCACAGGTCGAGAGCCATGGCCCAAGTCAAAACAATGAGGGCCATAATGATTACCATTTTTGCTTCTTCAATCATGTTCGCTCCATGCTCGGATTAGATTGCGCCCTGATGTCAGGGTTTGGCCAACACCAGCATTCTTTCGTGTCGTTTTGAAAACAGACCCAGAGCAAATGGTGCTCTGGGCCATAATCAATCCACGCAATGCAGAGAGCCTTGCCCTTGGGTGTTTCAACCGGCAAAGGTGGGTTGAGTTGCTGGATCATTTTGTTCGCTTCCTATAGGACGTGCGGCGCGGGAGTTTGGCGAGGCAGGTGTAGTTCTCGCCGATCTCCTCATCGTGCCTACAATCAAGATACAGCTGATTCTGATGCTCTCGGCGCTGGCTGAAGACGAGATCCCCGTTTGGCTCTTCATAGCAATACATGTTGTCCTGATCGAGCTCAGGGCGCCGGAGCCAACCAAACGACCAGTGCCAGCCATGTTTCACGAGTGTGTCGGTCATTTCTGAACCCTCCTACGCTTTGGCTCAACGGGCATGTAACAAATGTCCGCGTGCTTCTTGCAGTATGATCTCCGATGGATCGGCTCGCAGCAATAGACGGGCTTGCTGGTGTCATCATTTAGGATGTACCTGCACTCACCAAGGCGAAGGCGGGTGATCGGGTTCTCCAGCTCTACGCTTGATGTAGAAGCCGCCGATTTCCTGATGATAGCAGCGGTGCGTGGTTCAAACTGCATGCCTGCCATCTTGGCTCGATGCATGCGGCCGGCAACAACATTGCGTGTTGTTTTAAGATAACGAGCGATCTGCGTCAGGCTGTAACCCTGCTCCCAGAGGTCTTTGATGTCATTGATCATGTTGGTCTCGTTGACTGAGAGGTGGTAGGGGGCTTACGCCCCCTCTCCTTCTTGTGGCTTCACAGGTGCGAACTTCTTGGCAAATTCCGCAATGCCGTCATCAACGATAGCAGCGGCGATCGGCGCACCCGGCAGTTTCGCAAACTGGCCCGAGAACGTCATGTAGTTGACGCCGTCAACGTAGTTCTCAGGGTTCGCTGGGTTCACGCGGCGGCGTGCAAGCTTTACCGCTTCCATCACGACGGTGATGTCGTATTTGTTAAACTCACGGCCCGTCATCAAGGTTGCCATAGCAGCCGCTGTGTCGAACATGAACTCAACATCGCCGTACTGCTTGCCGCGTTCGTTGTAGATCTGGGCTGCGTTGCGAAGGATGTCTTGGCTGTTCATTTGTTGCTCCATTCTTTGATCTTGCCGACAAAGCGGCGGTTGAGGGCGATCGGCCCATGGTTTTCAAATTGGCCTGTCTGCTTGTTCGGATACCACTCATCGACAACCAGAAAATCAGTCTGGTTTAAGTCATCGACAACGTCGCCAAGTGATTCCACTGGGTATGAACATATGATCCTGTGAACCAGTGCATTCTCTGCTCTCACAGGCATGTTCATGATGATTTCAAACATCATTTCGAATTCTCCAAAGTCTGACTACCTCCTCTTGCACATATGGCCGTATCAGGGCCGGTATTTTTTCCAGAGCCGCCTTTCTCAAAGGTTGTTCTAGCTTCAGGATCTCACATGCACCTTCGTATATCTGAAGGCGGCATGCGGATTGGATCGCGGGCTGTGCCAGCTCATAGTGCAGCTCGCCCGACAAAACTTCATGCATCTGGTCGCTTGGTCTTTTCCAAGAACTCATTGAAGGCTGCTTCCGCCGCATCTGCTCCCAACGCCACGCAGGCGAAGCTCCCTAGTTGTTGTGCCACACGAAGATATTCTTCTTGTCCAGACTGCCAAACCGACTTCGTGTGATCCCTGCGCTTCAGCTCGCAGACAAACGACGGCGAGCCCGGTATGACGATGTCGCACGCACCGCTAGTCATGCCTTCTGCCTTTTGATGAGCAACTTGAAAGTGTGTGCGCTTTCCTTCGTTGCGTGGGTGCAAGGCGATGCGGCCCCATGTGTCTGGGTAATTGCGTCGGATGCGAGCAAAGAACGTAACCTGCTCAGCCGTCTCAGACGGGCAGTCGCCGCGATAGTTTGTGTCCCCATACACCGGAATATCATGCGGTAACTTCATGATTGAGATCTTTCACTTCGTAAAAAGTGCCATTTTTTCTGTATGTGATTGTCGCCGGCATCATCCCGTCAAGAGCGCTGAACATTCTCAACAGCGCACGAGCATCAGGATGCTTCGGGGAGAGCTGCACCCAGAACGTAAAAGAATGCTGCGTGTCAGTCACGACCTTCACCATCTTGGTTGGATTGCCAGACTTGCTCACGCTGGTCGTTGCCTTCCAGCCAACAACACGTTCTGTGCGCCACTGGCGAAGATCTACGGCTTTGCGCTCAGCCTCAAGCCTTAGCTTTTCATTCGGATCCACAATCTCCGCATTGCAAGCAACACATCGACGCGCAGCAATATCATTTTCAGATTTACAGTCAGGACAATCCTTCGAAGTCCAA